GAATCCGTATCAGCTTACATCGGCGGGGAGTGGTTTGTTTTTTTCAGGGGATGGGGGGGAGCTTGTTGAGAAAATTCAAAAAAAAGGGGGGAAAGAAGCCTGTGGAAGATGCCATTGCCGCTTATCTGCTGCAGGTGCGGAAGGGATGGGCGGCGCCTACTGTCCCCGGCGGCGTGCAGTATCAGGCGGATGTATATCTGGCACAGGTCATTGCCGCCATCATTCAAGTGCCGGGTGTGGTCAATGCCACCAATGTGCAAATGAATGGTCAGGCACAGGATGTGATACTGACCCAGACTGGGATGGTGCAGCAGGTGCCAAAAGAAGGGATGGTGAGCCTCAATGTGGCAACTTGATACGGATTTACTGCGGTATCTGCCACCTTGGTTCCGGCGGATTCTGGATTTTCAGGAGATTTGCAAAACAGAAAGCGCCCAGATGGAAGCCCTTGCCGCTGCCATCAATGCGGTGGCAGACAATTTCTTTTTTCAGACCATGGATGAGGGGGCTGTTTCCACATGGGAAAAGATTTTTGGTATTGTGCCAAACCCTCAGACGGAAACACTGGATTTTCGCAGACAGCGGGTGCTGAACCGCGTTTCTATGCAGCCGCCTTTTACCCTTGGGTTTCTGTATCAGAAGTTAGACCAGATCATCGGCAAGGGGAAATATGAAATCCATGTGGACTATCCAAACTACACCCTGTATATCCTCAGCAGTGCAGAAAACCAGTCTTATGCAACGGAGGTTTCTTATACGGTTGGGAGAATCAAACCAGCACATATCGTATTCATCAATCAACCTTTTGTGGCAAATAAACTCACGCTAGGAGAAACTGTGGCGCTGTCTGCTTTGGTGTGGCAGTACCGTCTGGGTTCGTGGGGATTGGGTTTGACGCCCTTTGTATTGACAGAAGATAAGGAGGTGGTCGTGGTGCCATCAAATTATAGTGTGCAACAGGAACTTTTGGAGGATACGGCAAAAGCCATTCCGCCCAATGTAACCAGTGCCAGAATCAATGGCAGTATCGTCATTTCTTCGCTGGATAGAACAACAGTGGGAAATGTGGCACAGGTGCAGTATACAGTGACAGCAGAACAGACCTCGTTGGTGACGCAGATCGAGCTGCTGGACAGTGACGGGAACGTGCTGACGACTTCTCCCATATATGTGCCGGTAACAGAGCCGGCGATTTTCACCCATAAAATTCAGGTAGATGTAAAGGAGGGATGACCTATGCCGAAATTACCAGCGGATTTGCCGGAAAACTGGACGCAAGGGCAGACTATTAGTCCGAATGGGACAGAAGTGGGGCTGACAGAAAAACATGGTTATAATTATCTGATGAAACAGGTCAACGATACCCAGACAGAGGTCAATAACATCAATACAGCCTTGACCGATGTGGCTCAACAGGCAACGGTAGAAACAAACAAAAAAACCGGCACGAAAAGTGCCGCCGACACACAGCCTACATTGTTTGGACGGCTGGCACAGTTGAAAAAAGTGCTGCTGGAAAAGCTGGCGGAAGTGCTGACGAAGGTCACAGGGATTGATGGGAAGATTGGAACTAGTGAGGATACATCTGGAAGTGCGACACTGTTTGGGCAAATAAAGCAAAACTACGGTAGTCTGGATGTTTTTGATACCGTAAGAATGAAAAAAGAAGTAGTTACTGTAAATGTCCCTAGTGGTAGTGGCACATATACTGGTACTTTTAATTTTTCAAAAGGCAAGAAAAAAATAAAAGCTATTATTTTCAAATCTAGTGGTTTTCAAACAACGTCTGGTACGTATGTTTTTGAAGTGGATGGCACAGAATATAAATTTTCGTTTAGTGGTGGTGGTACAGCATATGAGGCTGTCTTTGTGGAATTGATGGCAGACAATACATCTTCCAGAGTTTTGGATTTATCGTCCAACGTTTCCACACCGTCCTATCTTAAAAACCCATTAAGAGTAGTTGTAAAAGATTCATTTTCAGTAACTATGCCAATAAAACGGGTAGAAAGTTCTGGTCAAGCAAAGATGATTATTTATTATGAATAAGGAGGGGGAGCATGGTCTTATTTTTAACATCTGGAAATGTTATCTATGCCAAAAATGAAGAAATAAAAAAAGAAGAAATTGCAGAAATTGCGGATGCTGTATGGTATGATGGGGAATTTTCATTTTTTGACGGTGAGGAGAGAGAAGGTTTTTACAAAATTTTTAAATGGGATGGGAAAGAGCCCGTTATTGAGTATGAAGCTATTCCAGAACTACCAGAATCAGAGCCAACCATCGACGAAAAAATCTATGAAGCCATAAGTAAAAGCCAAGACGAAATCCGACAGGAAGGAGCGGACAGCGTTATGGAGGAACTTGTGAAAAGGGGGCTGATCGTATGAAATCAGGTGCAGAACTTTTTCTGGGATACTACAAAGGGAAATACAAGAAAGGCGAACTGAAAGAGGAACAGCTTTCCCAGATGGTCACTGACGGGACAATCAGTGAGGATGAAAAGCAGTATATCATGAAAGGGGAAGAACCGGGCGGCAATGACCCTGATCTGGTGACTTACTACGAAATGACACAGGGCATTTTGCCAAAATAGAAATGAGGTGATTTTATGGGATACATTGAAGACGCTGAAAGACTGATTGAACACGTGAAGCAGATCAAGCAGACGGGAGCAAGTGCGACACAGGAACAGGCAAATCCACCTGCAGATATCGGCATTTTTGCGGACGGCTATCCGGAATGGGTGCAGGATGACGGATTGGAAGAACTGTACCATATTTCCTACTATCCGAAAACAGGGATTGCGTATCAGTGCATCAATCCAATTCAGAGATTCGCACACTATACGCCAGATGTGGCTACAAACAACTACAATCCATATCCAGAACCGGATGCGGACGGTGTTTACCCCTATGTTTACGGGATGGGCGTAAAAATCGGAATGAGAGAGCGTGACCCCAATGGGAAGGTATATGTAGCAATCCAAGCGATGACAAAACAGCTCAACCCGCCAAGCGAACTGGCAGCCATCTTCCAGATTGAGGGGTGAGGGATATGACTTGGGATATTGTGGCAGGAATTGTGCTTCTTGCCGGATTTATCATCACCATTGTGAAAACCATCATTCCGCTGACAAATGCACTCACACGTTTGACAGAGCGGATTGATTCCTTGGCGGAACAGGTAGACACATTGGATGAGAAAAAGACAGAAGCACATAAACGGCTGTGGAGCCATAACGAGAATCAGGATGCCATGCTGCAGAACCATGAACAGCGGCTCCATGAGCTGGACGGGAAGTGGTACAGCCAATGAAACGAAAACGAAATACATATACCAAGAAGCTGGTGAAATGGATTCTTGCAATCTCAGTTTTTGATTTGCAATTATCCTATTTGCTGGCTTTTTTAGGTAGAACGGAAATCGCAGAAAACCTGTCCATGACGGTGGTGACCGCCATCATTGGTACGGTCATTACCTATTGCATCAAGTCCTTTAAGGAAACAAAAGAGGCGGAGAAACTGCGATTTGACCGGGAAACAAACAACGTAAAACAGGAAGAAGCTTGGTCGAATAAGGAGGTCTGAAGTATGAATGATACTGTGAAATTTTTAATGGAAAACTGGTATTTGCTCATTGCTGGTGTAGGCGTAGCGGCGGCAGCAGGATTTATGCTGTACCGCTTTTTTAAATTACCTACCAAAGAACAGATTGCCAAAATCAAGGAATGGCTGCTGTATGCGGTGACCGAAGCGGAAAAAGAACTGGGTGGCGGTACCGGACAGCTGAAACTGCGTCAGGTTTACGATTTGTTTGTGCAACGTTTTCCAGCAGTGGCAGCGGTGATTTCTTTTGATACGTTTTCCGGTTGGGTGGATGAATCGCTGGAACAGATGCGTGAAATGCTGGCAAAAAATGAACAAGTAGCGGCTTATGTGGAAAATTGCTTTTTGGTACAGGAAATTAGAGAAGGGGTGGCTATTGATGGCTAAAGTAACGGCGGCAGAGCTGGTAGCATTTGCAAAGTCAAAGCTGGGCGTCCCTTATGTGTACGGCATGAAGGGTACTGTCATGACACTGGCGAAATACAATGAACTGAAAGCCCTCTATGGTGCTTTGGTTTGGGACAGCGACAAAAACAAGGTGGGAAAAATCTGTTGTGACTGTTCCGGGCTCATCAGCTGGGCAACGGGCATCATCCGCAATTCTCAGGGATACCATGACACGGCTTTGGAAGTTCATCCCATTTCTACAATCAAAAAAGCACCGATCGGGGCGGCTGTGTGGCAGAAAGGACATATCGGCATTTATATCGGAAACGGGGAATATATTGCCGAGGATGGCAGTGCTTATGGCTGCCGGAGGAATAAGCTGAGCAAGGCAAGCTTTACGCATTGGCTGATTTTGAAAGACATCGATTACACAGTGCAAGAGGAGGATTCTGAAATGGTGGAACAGGCGAAATTGATCATTGACGGCAGAGAGTTTGTCGTAGACCGTATCCTGAAGGACGGTACAAACTATATTAAAATTCGGGACATTGCCGATGTGCTGAGGTATGAGGTGAGCAGCAAAGTGGAACAGGCGAAGTTGATTGTGAACGGTAAGGAATATACCGTGGAACGGATTTTGAAGGACGGCACAAACTATATCAAGATCAGAGATATTGCCGATGTGCTGGGGTATGAAGTGACCAGCAAAGGCAGTATTGCGGTGCTGACAAAACGGTAAAGAAAACGGGGCGGTATATCCGCCCCTTATTTTTTATTCTGTGAAAAGTTCTTTTGCAAGACCACTTGTGTACTTACAACCAGCAGTAAAGCCCTTTTCTTCGGTTTCGGCTACCAGCTCATTCAGTAATTCTTCTGCCGTGAAATAATCATCAGCGTTCAGCTTCTCTTTCAAAAATGTAGTAAGTTTTTCCATCTTTTCTCCTCCTGTTGAAATTTCCTGTATTTCATCATTTCTTTCTCTAATATAACTCTGGTATAAACCGGCGATTTTCTTCATAATAAAGTACCTCCTTAGTATTATGTGGATAGATTTACGGCTATACCAAAAGACCATTTATTTTGCCACCGATTTGCCACCATTGCACAAGTATTGAATAGTGGCATTAAAATTCTTGTGATTTGACTTGGTATTAAAAACGTGATAAATTCAATGTTTGTTTGAGATACATGGTCATGTTTGATTTCTGATAATTTGTTCTGGAACATTCATTATTTTAAGATTTGTTTAAGGAATTATCGAAATGAACTTGCCGGAAAATCAGGCTTTCTACGACATATAATCATGTAATACTAGATATTGCCACCAATTTGCCACCATATATTTTATCTTGGTGGCATGGGACCAGCGCATATTTTTTCAAACGCCTCCACCGCTGCTTTTTCCATATCTTCGGTACAGTGGGCATAAGTGTTAAGAGTTGTTGTGATGTTTCTATGCCCTAGGCGCTGTTGAATAGCTTTAATATTCACACCGGCGCTTACCAATAATGTAGCGTGTGTATGCCGCAGAGAATGATAATCAAACTCGGGGGATATAAGCTTTCTAATTTTTTGAGAAAGTCTTCGGACGCTATCTTTGGTAACTAAAGTTCCATTATCTTGAATACATACAAATGAGATGCGGTTTTGAGACTGGTTAGATTTATTTATTCTACGGAGCAGCTTTTCATTTTTGTTATTCACTGAATCAGTTTCATAGATAGTGTAATGCTCTCCGTAAAACACTTCATTTTCAGACTGCCTTCGTTTCTCAGCCTTTAGTTCAGCACATAGAGATTCACTAATTTGCAATATTCGAGTTGATTCATATTTTGGCGGCTTTAGAACATAGCCATTTTTACTTAAAATACGCTGTTTATCGATGCGTATTGTTTTTGAATCAAAATCTATACAGTCCCAGCTTAATCCAAGGCTTTCACCAATGCGCAATCCACAGTTCCATCCGAGCAGAAGGATGATATAACCGTAGGTTCCAAATGGATAAAGACTAAGCATATCAGCATAATCTGCCTGAGAAATGATAGATCTGGTTTTTTGCTCGGCAGAAAATTTCCCAAGTCTAGCCATTTTACATGGATTTGTCTGCAAATAATGTAATGGCTCTACTGCGTAATCAAAAGCACCTGATAATATGCATTTGATAGAAGATACAGTGGATTTTGAATATCCTTTTTCTTTTAAGTCATTGATCATTGTCTGAATGGTTGCTGTCTGAATGGTTGATAGACGATAATGCCCAATGACTGGATTGATATGTGTCCGGATAAGCTGTGTATAGTTATCCAGTGTATTAGTCGTAAGATTTGACTTGACGTATTGTTCTATCCATTCATCCAGATAATCTCCAACGCTAATATTTGATGGCTCAAAGACTGTTCCGGCTCTATTGTATTCTGATAGGGCTTTTGCAAGAGCGGCTTCGGCATCTTTCTTGGTACGAAATCCTCCTTTCTCAATTTTTTTTCGCTTGCCGCCGATTGCAGCCGCATCAAAATAATATGACCATGTTTTACCACGTTTTCTTGTTCCGCCTTTCATAGGCATACCTCCTTTTTATTTTTGGGTATGGCAAATAAAGCGGTCTTGTGGTATAATTTGCTTGTCTAGGGCTGTTATACCACGGTATGACCGCTTATATGTAATCCTCTTTCCTGTTGGCGCAGGAAGGGGGATTTTTTTTATGTTAAAATTTTTCAGCTTGTCTCAAAGTCTTATTATTATTAAAATCGTTTCTTCTAATATGTGTCAATTCATGTATGATGGCTGCTTTTTGTTCGTAAGCAGATATTTTGGCATTGATGTAAATACTATAAAAGCCATCGGCGTCTTCAATGGTGAGACCTTTTGTTCTGCTTGGCATATCAATGTAACGAATGCAATATTCATCCACATCAATCATCCCCTTTTAATGTTTCAATGATTTTAACTGTTTTCAGAATATCTTCTTTACTGGCTTGTCTTGAAACTTGGAATAAAGTTTTCATTTCTGGTCTATTTTTCAATTCTTCTAATAATTCCAACGCATCATCATCCAAAACTATGGGATTGTTTTCTTTGTCAATAGCGTTCGGTTCTTCTTCTTCATCACCAGTGAGAAAGCCAATAGTCACTCCAAAATAATCAGCTATTTTTTTCAATGTGGTGATACTTGGGTTGCTTCTTCCTGATTTCCAGTTACTCAAGGAAGTTTGTGTTACGCCGGCTTCTTTTGCGACTTTATATGCAGATACCCCATATTTTTGTAATAGTTGTTCAAATCGTTCATACATTTTTTATGCTCCTTTCACAAAAGCATAATACTTTCGAAAAAGTTAGTAAAAATGCTTGACTAATAAACGTAAGTATAGTATATTTTACTTACGCAAACAAAAGTATATAAAAAATAATTTCGAAAAGATATGCTTATCTATAAAATGTGGTAGTTTTATATTTGAAAGTATATCATGTTTGCGAAGTAATTGCAATAGAGTACTTTCGTGAAGGAGGTGTAAAAATGTACGAAAAATTTGCGCTTTTATTAGAGAAAAATAATAAAACAACGTATAGGGTATCTGTGGATACAGGTATTCCACAAAATGTTTTCTCTAACTGGAAAACAGGCAGAAGCAAGCCAAAGGCAGACAAATTAAAGATCCTTGCGGATTACTTTGGAGTAAGTATTGAGTATTTTTTGGAGTAAGAGGAGGTGCAGACATAAATGGATAGAAAAAACAAGATGCTCGACACTTTAGAACGCATTGCGATTGCGTTAGAAAATATCGAGCAAGCTGTAACAAAATTACACGATTATGAAAAACATAGTGTAGCAAATGCAATCAATCAAGCTCTTTCATCAGCCATTCATGATACTGACGAAGAAGTTCAATCGTAAAGTTTGCCGAAACAGATGCAATCATTGCAGCAGAGTTTTCGGATTCAGCAATTTTTTGATTAACCATAGACATGATTTTTTCTTGATCAACTGTAGCTATAAACTGATTGAAGTCTTTCATGAAACCACCTCCATTCGGGATACTCGGCTGCTGCAACAGCTTGTACTTTTAGAATAGGAGTGGAAAGAGAGATTGTCAAGAAAAGAAAAATAGGGATGAACATATAAACAAAATTGGAATAAGTGAAATATTCAGTAGAAAGGAGTGATGCCAATGCTTCGCAATATAGAAGCTGAAAGGATTAGAAACGGATTTACCAAAGACAAGCTGGCGAAAAAGTTGGGGGTATCCACAAAATCTTATTACAACTGGATTTACGAAAAAACAGATATTCCAAGTTCTATACTGATGGAATTGGCAAAAATTTTCGGAACCAGCGTTGGCTATTTATTGAGTGGCTCTATTTCTGGATATACAGAAAAAGGAGGTGAGAAAACAGATGTTTGATTTTTATGGATTGACAGAAGGTATTGCTGCAAACGACCCGCAAAGAAGATTGAAACTGTGTGAAAGATTGATTGCAGAAATAAAAAAGATGTCAGGGACGGAATTATCTTCTTTCCTGACATCATATGACATTGATCTAGTAGTACCGGGAGTTGTGATTGCTTTCAAGATTCCACTGACTTCAGAATTTTTGACATCCTTTTTCCGTGATTGCAAAGGAGAAGCTAAGGGAAGTCATGGGGATTCTGGTGACACTTCTGGAAACGATGAAGTCTAAATCTGTATCTATCAGATTTTCTTCATATAATTGGCGTGCTGCTTCTACTGCATAATAGAAATCATCCGAATCTTTACTCTGATAGGTAAAATCAAAATCTCTGGTTTTTAAGTAGTTTTGGTATGCGTCGGATAATAGTTTTTTAGCAATAGGACTCATGTAAATCACTCCTTTTTATAATATATTACCACATATAGGTAAAAAAGGAAATGAAAATACAAGAAATTGTGTAAATGAAGTGTGTTGGTGTGCAAAAAACGTTGAGCGTTTTTGAGGGAGGAAAGGTGGTAAAATTGGAAATTTCATATGAAGAATACAGAGACCTGAAAAGGCGTATTGAGGAACTTGAGAGGGAGCAAGCCAAAGCAAAGGTTTTGTCAATAAAAAGATGGGCGTATCAAGTCAATGAACTTCCTATTGATACGATAAGAATATCTGAAAACATCGGCAGTATTCCATTTTTCAGATATTCTCAGGAGGCTAGAGAAACTTGGGAGGTTTTTGTGAAACTTGCAAAACATGTCCATACAAGGGTAACTCCATACGAAGAATCCACAATTCATAGTTGGACAAGAAAAACGTGCGATAAAATCCCAAGAAAATGTGAAGACCTGACTTATGAAGAACAGAGGCTTTCCATCGAAATGCTGAATGAGCTAATCCCGATTTACAACAAGTATTTCAAGTTAGCTCATCCCGAAATTTGTATCATTTATCGGGATGAAAAAAGACAGTTCGTTTCTGTGGAGGATGCGTGAACAAAACTAGGGGGTGATGCAGGTGGACAACATTTCAAGATTGTCGCAAGAAGCGGAGCAAATCAAAAAGAAAAAAGGATATTTCATTTCTCCTTATGAGTGGAACGAAATGATGAAAATGGCAGGAAAGATTTCCTCTATCTTGTCAGGACCCGCCGCAACAACAATGACCTATGCGAAGTCAAAAATCATTCTGGAAATTGTTATGAGCAGCATTGAGAAAGTTACAGAATAGGCAATGAAAGAGGGTGATACAAATGGAACAGAAAGAAAAAGCCTAATCACACTGTCTTAGAGTAGAACAGGAAAGGAGGTCTATAATGTGCTGGTCTTAGCGGTAGCAGAAATAATAATTGGTATTGCGGTGTTCCTCTACAGCCTATACGACTATATGTATTGCGGAGAAGGAAAACAATTTCAGTATTACGCTTTATTAGTAATGGCGCTGAATTTAATCATTTCAATTTGCAGGTAAGAATAAAGCTATGATTGCAATAATTAAAGCAAAAATAGCAATTAGATTGTTTATGAGAAATATTTTAACACGCATGATGTTATATTCCTTCAAATTAAGGGAGTATGAAGTTAACTTAAACCCTTTAGGAATGTTTGTATCGGAATCATAAACAAATTCTAAAAGCTCTTTTTTGACCAATACCTTTACCGCTGCAAATACAATAGTTGGATGGATGTGAAGTTTCTCAGCGACATCATACCAATTTAGTGCAGAAACACCGTTGTTGCTATTTTTTATAGCTGTACGAAGAATTTTATATTGTGTTTTTGTCAACATGACATATGCTCCTTTATTTTTAATAAATCAATTATAGCATAAGTTGGTGAAGTCTGGGATGAAAGAGGTGATATCGATGAAAGAACAACTGTTATACACAGTGCCGGAGGTAGCCAAAATACTCCGGTGCAATCCTAACAGGGTTTATGACTTGAACAAAGCTGGCTTGCTGCCATTTATGAAACTTGGTCAGCTGAAATGCCGCAGAGAAGCTTTAATTGCTTTTCTGGAAAAATATGAGGGCTATGATGTGTCTGATCCATACCATATTACACCTTTGCAAACAGATACATCTGATGATGGCGTATGAGAGAAGGTCACAGATATGTAGTTTGCGGCGACTGTGGTCGAATCTGGAACATTGCCAAAGAGCAGGACACCAGACACGGCTATCTTTGCCCGCAATGTACATACAAGCGTCGCATGGAGAGGAGGAAAAAAGATGGACAAGATCATCATTACGCTGCTGGTGGTAATCGGGGTTCTGGTTTTGTTTCTGGGAATTGCACTGGAAGAAATCAAAGCCCTACAGCAAGACAAGCGTGATTGGAAAAACCGCTATTATGCAGCGGCACAGATCAGGTCTAGAGGTGGTGTCGGTGAAAAATGAAACCAGTATGTGACTATGATTGCTTTCACTGCCCGTATGAGGACTGCATCAATGACGAAATGAGGCACGAAGATTATCAGGAAGGAAAGGAGCTAGAGTTAATTTCTGGGGCGAAGAAATACAACACTTCGGAATCACATAGAGCCGCTCAGAAGAAATACTACGAGGAAAACAAAGAAAAGGTAGCTGCTTACAGTAAGAAGTACTACGAGGAAAACAAAGAAAAATGGAAGGAGTATAACCAAAAATCTAGACAGAAAAAATCCTCCCTTGCGTTGGCGCGCAGTGTGGGAGGAAAAGAATAATAAAAATCACTATTATCGTATCAGAAAACAGGAGGAATTGCAATGAGTAAATATATTGATTTTACACCAGAAACGGCAAGTGAAGAATACGCACTGTTGGCAGGTCGAGTGGAAGCCTTTGCTAACTATGTGGTACATGAGAAATACAGCATCAGCAAGGAAATGTGTGCTGCCATGCTGGGGTTTGAACTGCCAACAGAGGTGGAAACACCAAGAGAGGAAGCAGATGCGTGATGGCTTATATGTGTATCAAGCAGCAAAAAGAGTGTGACGGATGCGGGGCTTGCCAGGAACCACTGGCACCCTGCCCGGAATGCGGCAGCCAGGAATATAGCGTGTTGTATGAAAGAGATCAAAAAATCATCGGCTGCGATGATTGCATAGAAAGACGGTGGGTGGATTGAATCAGGAAGCATTGTGGAAACGTCTTGGAGAGATTGCCTTTGAACTGGACGAAATCGAAAAACAGTTGGGTGGTCTGTACAATCTGAAAAAGAAAAAACAGGATGAAATCCGAAAAATCAAGGATTTGCTGGTGGAAGATGCCAGAAACAGGAAGGAGTGAGCACATGGGGATTCCAGTTTTGATATTAGGGGAAAGCGGCAGCGGAAAAAGTACCAGTCTGCGGAATTTTACAGAAAACGAAGTGGGCATTTTCAATGTGGCAGGGAAGCCGCTGCCTTTTCGGAAAAAATTGCCCAAAGCGGATAATGCCAGATATGACACCATTTTGAAAACATTATCCAAGCCCAACTTAAAGACCTATGTCATTGATGATAGTCAATATTTGATGGCATTTGAGGCTTTCGATCGGGCAAAGGAAACGGGATATGGAAAATTTACGGACATGGCGCTGCATTTCCGAAATCTCATTGATTTTGTAGTAAGGTGTACGCCGCCGGATGTGATTGTTTATTTTCTGCATCATACAGAAAAGGCGGATGATGGGCGGCTGAAAGCAAAGACCCAGGGGAAAATGCTGGACAGCCAGCTGACGGTGGAAGGGCTTTTTTCCATTGTGCTGCTTTGCGTGGCAGAAGGACCAGAGCATTATTTTTTGACAAATTCTGATGGAACGAATCCAGCCAAATCTCCCATGGATATGTTTGAGGGGAAGATGGACAACGATTTGAAGCTGGTGGATACCACCATCAGAGAATATTGGGAATTGAACGGAGGGAAAGAAGATGAAGAACATTAACTGGAATGAGGTGCCCGATCAGGTGGAATTTGACCGTCTGACGCCGGGCGGTTATATATGCGAAATGAAGTGTGTGGTGGACGTGCCTGCAAAAGAATACCTGAAAATTGAGTATGACATTGCGGAAGGAACCCACAAAGGGTATTATCAGGAACTTTACAAATCAAAATCCTTCTGGGGCGGCACATTTTACCGTTCCTACAAGGAAAAAGCACTGCCCATGTTCAAGGGATTTTTGACGGCTGTAAAAGAAAGCAATCCCGGTTTTGTCTTTGAAAATCAGGAAAAGCGGCTGGAAGGAAAGCTGGTTGGGGTGGTATTGGCAGTGGGAGAATATTTGGGGAAT